CGTACTGCTCGAGAACTTGTCCGTAACCGATTCCATGAAATAATAAATCTTCTGCGAGCCATGCGTAAATAGCTGAACCTGGAACGCGTGGGTCTGGTTGATTAATTACTGCAGGAGTTGGGATATGCGATCCATCTAGCTTTGAGTATTGCTCTAATGGTAATCCCGCTAATGTGCTACAAATGATATTGCGAGCTCTGGCGATTGTTGGAACTGCCATAGCGGTTTGGCGCGATGCAACAGATTGAGTAAATACGAAAGGATTAAAAGAAGCGGTATTGTTAAAAGGCGCTGGAGCGGAAGCCGCATCGACAGTTATCTCAACTGGCTTGGCTTGTGTGAAGATATCCCGAATTCCCATTGGACAAATTATACACTACATGTCCAACATTAGACACTATCCAATCTGTATGTCTACCTCTGATTCACCGCGTGTCGCAAAGTGTGTGACCATTGCGGCGGCTACTGCTCCGCACACGATACCGCTAGCTTTGCGCCCCATAACCCAACCGCCATCGCCTCGAGTAAGTTTGACGGCTGATAGCACTTGCTTAGTTAGCTCCTCTTGATCGGAATGTTGAAGGCGCATTGATGTAACGGCTGAAACGAATTCATCGCAACTTTGCTGATACTCCTGGCCTCCAATTTCATACATTGGAATACCTGCGGGCTGGAGCCTTGCCGCTACTGCGCCAGCGGTGCTCTTGGAATAAGCCACCTGATTTACTGGGAACTTACGAACCCAAAAAGCAATATCGTTAGCCATCTCTTTATCGTCAAGATTGACTGGGTTAAACCAAGTGTGTAAAAGCGTGACCATGAATCTATCGCCTTCGATTCGCTGACCAGCCACTAGCGAGCCATGCTTACGATCGGGCGATAAGTCAATAGCCATCCAGGTATCTTTCTCAATGTCCAGCGGTGGTATCTCGGCCTTGCATTTTTTCCACTCGGCTTCTGAGATGACTGGGTTAATCATTGACACGAATTGGCAAAGAACCTCAGTCCTAAATATGTCCTCACGATCTGATAGCGAATCTTTAATGTTGTCTTCGTGAACCGTCCAGCCTAAACTCGGATTACTTTGATACCAGGCTTCCTTGTCGGTTATCTCGGCTCCTGGAACGGCACTCCACTCGAACCAGCCAATCGAATCGTCTGCGCCTTCTGATGCGGCTAAGCCCCGCTCTCGGAACTTGAGCAATAGGACTGAGTTAGCGTGACCCGCGTTGGAATAGACATAGCTCTGCGGATTGGGATTACTCATCTGGGTAAAGCGCATCGAACTCCACACATCCTCGGTATCGAATTCTCGAAGCTCGTCAATATGGATTACATCGGGAGCGGCAATACCTCGAGCGGCTGAGTTGCCAGCTCTGATGAGGTATCTTGCGCCATTCTTGAATCGAATCTCCTGCGATCCTTTAGATTCGTATTTCTTGGCAAAGTTTTCTTTTAATAGCTCTGAGTTATCTATCATCTGGCTTACCTTGTAGAAGATTTCGCTCGATGTAGTCAGCTTATGAGCCGTTGCTAGGTGCATCTTCTCGCCCAGGACATAGATTCCAAACAGGATTCTTAGCGCCATGAAGGTAGATTTACCCTGCTGGCGTGGAAGCATGATGCCGATTAAAGGGTGTAACCAGCGACCGTCAGACTTGTAGCGTAGGCAATCTCTAGCCAAGTCCTCTTGCCAAGGAAGCAATGGAAAGCCAATATCTTTGCAGAACTGAATCATCTCATCGCCCCTGGTGGGTAAATCGGATGGCTTGGAGCGAATTCTCGGGGTTTGTGAGCCCTTACGCGATTCTGTTACCCCTTCCTCAGCCTTCTGAGGCCCTTCTGAGCCGTTTTGAGCCGATGTAGTCACTCTGAGTCCTTTTCGAGCTGATAGTGGCTGATTGAGGCGTTTTCAGGGTAAATAGAACCAGGAAGGGTCGGGGTGATTATTTTTTTTGTGTAAAAAAACTCTTTTGTTTTTGCGATTGGGATTGCGTGATTTCGCATTGCTTCGGCTCTTGCGTGTGTTGTTGTTGCGTTGCGTTGGGCTACTTCTTTGTGTCCTTTTCTGTTGTTGCATTTGGCGCAACATGGTTGCAGGTTGTCGAGGTCGTGGCCGCCGCCGTTCATTATGGCAACGATGTGGTCAACGGTGTCGGCTGGTTTGCCACAGTAGGCGCATTCGGGTTTGTGTTGCAGGATGATTGCCCGGTTGCGTTTGTATTCGGGGTTGCTGTGTTCTTTACTCATGCTCACGCGCTTCGCTTGTGCTAACGCGGCGCTGGCGCGCCTTGTTGTCGGTTTGTTTTGCATCACGTTGCATGATGGGCTTGGGCTTTCTGTGTCGGTTTGTTAAGTGTATGTTATGTGGAGTTGTGATGCGAGACAGTGTGATGATGCTCACCCACGGGATGCCTCACTCCGTTACCTTGCTCATCTAGTCGATTATGTTTACGACTCGCCCCAACGCTTTGCCCGTTGCCTTTCGTGTTGCAGGTTTCGGGGCGCGCTGGTCAAACGTTGTTCCCAACGATTAGCCCCGTCACTTGCGACAGTGATACAGCCGTGCTACTAGCCGATTGTGAGTGTTCTATTTTCTATCAGACCATGCCATAAGAATTGTGCATAACGCTGTTAGAGCCAACGCCAGCCAGACTGTGCGACTCATGGCATTTGCCGTCTTAGTGCTTCGTGCGCTAATTCCAATTCATCCCTGACATCATTCAAGGTTTTGCTCATTTGATTTATGACCAGATTTAACTCCAGTTTTAATCGCTCAATCTCTTGATTAGCCCAATCACGCTCACGCGCAATGGCTGTCATGTGGTCATGTAAACGGTTGTAAGACTCGTCTGGGTTAATCATTTCTTTAACCCGTCTATAACGGCCGAGCATTGGCCAGCGGTCAACGTCTCAACCACAACGTCATCTACCTGTAACAAACGGTGTATGTATTCAAGCAGTTGCACATCATCCCAACTCTTACCGCGCGCCAAACTCTTTAAGAAACCAATCTGTTTAGGTGTAGCGCTGCCATGTGCGTCTGGTCGAGGCGTACTGTTCACACGGTTTACCTTTTCCATTTCGCTGACCGATGCACGCTCGCCAGTGTGCCCAATGTTGCTGTTGCTGATTGCACGCCCAATCGCGCTCGTCTCGCAATTCTCTAAAAACGATGTTTTGTTGACCGGGCTATTGCCAAACACTTCCTCTGCGTAACCAGTAGCAATAAGTCGGTCATCGTTGTTGTAGCACTCGGCGCGCATAATGATTGTTGAGCCGTCGTAATGATGTATTGACGTGATGATGCGGCCGTTTGGATACTGTTCCCACCAACGCACTAAGCGTTGGGCAACCGTTTCGTACAGCGATAAATCAAAATGTGCCATTAGCAGGCCACCCAAACTATTGCTTTGCGTCCGTAACGTGTGTTGCGTCGTTTGCCACTGTCAACGATGTGTTTGTCTCGATGCAAGCCGTTAATGCGTGCTGATACTGATTGCGCTGGCAAATCGGTTAGCACACTTATTTCGTCTGCTGTCATTCCTTTTGACTCTGTGCTGCCTGCCCATTTAATCCAAAAATGCACAAGCTCGCGTTGACGGCCTGAATGTGGTTTGGCTTTTTCGCCTGCTTCGCGTGACGTATCTGGTGCGTTGTGTGCGATTGCTACTGTCGAGTGGTTTATTGCTGGTTGCGTTTTTTGGCCAGCCAATCCCAATGTTGTTGTAAACATTTCTAATTGGTTATTCATGTCGGGTTTTCCTTTTGGTCGGGTCTATTGGTTTTACTTTACTACATGCTTTAAGGTTGGGATGTAACCACATTACTTTTTCTGGGTTGTGCCGGTATCGCGTACCGTGCATGGTTAAACCGCACAATTTACAAGGCGCGTATAACATTTATTGCAGCTCTAATCACTGATGCGTTAAAACGGTTTTGCTCTCCGCCAATGGTCATGTGTGCGTCATACATCATTGTTAATTCGTCAAGCAAAATGCTGTGGTCTGGTCGCTCTGGTCGAGCAACGTGGTGCGGTCGCACAATGTCGTCAATCATTTCGCCAAACACCTTGCCAAGTTTGTCGCTGTAGTTATCGGGATACATTCGTCGGGTCTCCTCTGTTATGCCTGTTTCGGGATATTGTGCGTCAGTCATGAGCCGGGCACAGCCCATGCTGACCAGCCCACTTTATACCAGAGGTGTAACGCGGCACGGATGTTTACATCTGGATAAAACAAGTCGTCAAGTTTGGTTATGTAACCCTCACTGATGAGCCATGACTTGTGCGTGCCGTTGACTTGTAATAATCCTCGACTGCCACCATTGCTGTCACGACTGTTAAACGCCAACGGATTACACCGTGACTCTCTAAACATGACGCGCGCCAACATTGGTGCTTCGCTTGCAGGCCAGCCAGCGGTAATGGCATCGGCAACGTACTGGGCGCAACCTTTAGGCACGGCCGTAGTCGTGGTTGTTGTGCTTGGCAATGTGGGCACAATGCTCACAATGGTTGTGGTGCGTTGGCCTACTAGCGCTGGTTGGCTGTCGGACGGCTTACTAGCCCCGTACAGCAACGTAAACGCCGCTAAGCCAGTAACTAGCCATGCACCTATTTTGATAGCAAAATATGTCATTTTTTCTCCAATTGGTAAGGCGTTTGCCATGAGTCACCGATTGCATCCTTAAACGCAATTTGTGCGTGTAGCACTTGGTCTGTTTCTGGGTCACGGAATATCTGCACCAAAACCATTTGCTGGCTGTCTAGGTGCGTGGTGTAAACCTCGTAAATGTATGTTTTTGCGTCTGCCATTGCATCTCCCTTATCGTCGGTGTTTCCACCATAGGGCATCACTGTGGCAATTCGGTGAATACTCTCTTAAACGCTTGCTGTATAAGGGTTACGGGTTGATTTACGAACCCTGGTGATACTTCCACGTGCAGCCAATCGCCACCGGGCGCACCGTGTATTTCGGGTTTGCTGTACGACTTCCAAGCTTGTCGGTCACAACGCCAACCGCGCCCAAATGCTTTAGGAAAATAATCAAGCACACACTCAACACCTAACTCGTTTGCGTTCACTAACACAATATTGATAAACGCAATAGAGCCTTTACGGTTTGCGTCTGGGTGTTTCTCTGACGGTCTGTACGATAAGTCAACTGCTCGACCAGTGGCATGCACACTTAAATTGGTTGAGCCGCGCATATCGCGTACACCCCAACTGCCGTTATTCCAGAACGCGCCACCACCATGCTTTATGGCTTGCCGTATCCATTCATCCATGCCGGCACGTGGGCCAGCGGCTGCACCGTCACTGTTGCCCGTGTACGGCTTAGACCCGATGACTTTAGGGTTGGCTGGCAGTATTGGCATCTGTGGGTTTCGCTTTGAGTCCGTTTGAGGCAACAAGTCCAGACAACGTGCCAGTCATAAAAATGCTAAGTGTCTTTAACAAATCTATGAACGCAGAGTCATTGGGGGATTGTTTTTCAGGTTGTTCAACAAACCCTAAAAAATACACAAAACCTATAACAGTGATTGCAAATGTGACTGCGATTGTGCAAGCAACAAACACAATCATGCGTGCGTGTAGGTAGTCAATTTCTGATCTGTCTTTAGCCATTGTCGCACTGCTTTACGGTCATACAGTGTGCAGGTAGTGCGCTGTTGCGTACAGTTTTCTTGCCTGCGTTGGTTCGTGTTGTTTCGCAAGCGGTCAGGGCTAGTGCAAGCATGACACTAGCCAAGTAGTAGCGCGGCTTCATCGGCTGTTATTCCTAGCCTGTCAAGTACGGCTTGCTTTGCTGTGGCTTTGTCGGCAGTGGCTGCGGCTGCGGCTTTTGCTGCTGCTAATGCTTCGGCTTTAGTTTTGTCTGCAATAGCAATTTCTTGTTCTGTCATTTCGCGGTCTGTTCCGCCGTCATGAATTATTTGCATTATGACCACCCATAAAGTTTGATAGTGCCGCTGAAAGTTCCTGACAAACTTGTGAATAGTAAACTATCAACGGCTTGTGTTGCACCGTATTGCCAGTTGCAAGAAAGCATTGCGTAATTAGCACCAGACCAATGTTGGTAATTTGGATATTGCACTAATGTAGGAAATTGCGTAGCCGAACCAGCATAATTAAAAAAACTTAAAGTATTACTAATAGTTGACGGTGCTGTGCTGTCATAAAGTGCCCATGATGTTTGCGCAGAAACGACACTATTAACCGTTGCGGAAGCCGTTGTAGCACCAACCGCCTGCCCAGCATAATTAGCGCCCGTAATAGTTGAACCACCGCTTCGCAAATTGATGCTAAAAGTTTTATCTAATTTATAAAAAATTGTGTAATAACTGTAAGTAGATGAAATGCTATTTGTTGTAAATTGTGCTGTTGAAGCGGCAGACGGTGACAAAGTTTCTACAAGTGTTACTGCGCCAGCCGTTGCAGGCCCGACAGTAGCCCATGCCGCGCCATCATAATACTGCACAACATTCGTACTAGACAAATAACAAAGTTGGCCCTCTGCTAATGCTTTGTTGCTTCCACCAAACGCGGCATCTCTCGTAACTGTTGTAGCAAATACTGGTACGCCAGTGCCTGCACTCAAGTTTTGTTGCGATGCAGTGAGCACCGTGTTAGCCACAAATAACGGTACTGAGGTCTGTTCGTTTGGCATAATCGTACTTTATCCTAACCTAGTGCGTTGGTGGTAGATAGCACACCAAACGTAATGTCATCCAAAATAAACTGATCGAGGATGACCGTCGGCGATGTCCACAAGGTCATGCGGTGGCCTGTATTCATGTCTATGACGTGATCTATGCCCTCAACGCTTAAGTCTTGGTTGACGCTTAGCGGTGTTCCAGATGGAAAGGTTTTAGTTATTGAAACGGTTTGCCCAATTTCTATTGGTGCTAACGCCGTTTTTTGAGCATCGGTAAGGCTGGCAAATGTGGTTGACACACTGGTAAAACGTGGGCGTGGGATTGGGTAGAGCAGGTAACTGGCTAGCGTTGCAGCTTGCGCGTTGGTTGAGAGCAGGCTGTCTGTGATCGCCTCTGTTTGCGTAAAGTACTGTGCAATTGACGCAGGGTTACTTGCGTTTTGTAGCGTGCCACCCTCGATTGTGATGTTGCTGTTGTTAATAACCGATTGCTGGTCAAATTCCACAACAATGTTGTCGTAAGGCGTAGCGGTGTTTGTGTCGTTAAAAACGACGGTAGGCGCGTCAAGGGTTGTGCCAATGCGTGGTTGGGCGGTCAGGACATTGGTACGGCTGCAAAAAATACGGCCCTGTTCGGCTTGCTGGATGCGGTTTAGGTAGGCGTTGACGTTTGTGCCGCTAGGGATGCTGTAAGCGCCTAGCGTGGCTGTAGGGCTTGCTGTAAGGGATGTAGTGCCTGTGTACGCTGCGGCCGTTAAAACGCTTGTAATGCGCGCTGACGAGGTTTGTACCGTTGTAGCCGTAGCAGGCAAAAACCCTTGTGACAGCACATAAATGTCATCGGCAGCAAATATCTGGTAACTGGTCAAACCGCCCAAATTGTATTGCTGGTTATATGTCGTGACTCGACCAGTAAACAAGTATTCGCCGTTACGACTTAACCGTATTTGACGCAACGGTGCTAAACCCGGCTGTTCTGTCAACTGGTTGTAATACGCACTAGATGTGTTTAACGGGTCATAGGCACGGTTTGTGTTGGGCACGCTGATGCTGACTGACATTGTGCCCGGCCCAAACACGTCTAACGGTTTATGTCTGCCTCTACTAATACCAATGTTTTGCACTACGGGCGTAATGTCCACATAATCTGTGCCGTCGCCGTCTAACACCGCTGTGCCGTTAAGCGTTGAGTCGTCAAGGTAAAACGCTGATGAGTCGTAGCCCGTTGACAGCTCTAGCAGATACGTGCCGCCAGTGACAAGGGTTGTTGCGGCCATTACCTAATCGCCAGATTGAGTGGCCCGTAAACTTGTGTGTATTGCGTAAGCGCGTCAACAACGGATTGACCGATTTGGGCGCTGGTAGAAATACCGCCTGTCACGTTAATGGTTACGTCTGGGCGGTTTGCTAGTCGGTCTTGGATGCCACCTACATAACCAATAGGGCCGTTAACGGGCGCGTATGACGGGCCTTGCGTACCGCCGCCACCACCACCGCCACCACCGACGCTGGGCAACGGTGCAGCCAATGTTGGCATTGTTGGCGCTGTTGACAAAATGTCGCCCACACCACCGTTACGCGCCGCGCCACCTGTCGATGCTGCACCACTACCACTACCGCCACCAATGTTTGGCAAATTTATGTTTGGGATTTTAGGTATGTCGGTAAACGGGTTAATCAAATTCATGCCGTCAATGATTGAATTTATGACGTTAATCCAAGCGTTAGCAAAAAACTCAAACCCTGTAATCAAACCGTTTAGTACGCCATTAACAATCGTTCTAAATGTCTCAAATTTGTTGTATGCGTACACGATGCCAACTACGAGTGCGGCGACACCTGCAGCGATAGCGGTAAACGGGTTAAGAGCCATAGCAAAATTGACCGCCAAAATCGCTACCGATATTGCGGTGATTGCGCCGGCTATCGCTAAAAATGCTTGTGGGTTTTTTTGTGCCCAATCCGCAAACTTTTGCAACACTGGCAACACGGCTTGCACAACTGGCAACAATGCTGCACCAATCGACTCTTGCGTTTCGTCTAACGAATTTTTTAATATCTTAAATTTGCCTGCAGCGGTGTTTGCTGCGGTTGCGGCCGCACCACCAAACGTTCCGCCCAACACGTTCATTACTTCATCAAGTGACGCACCGTCTTTAATCATTGCTTTAATCTCTGGCGACAGCGCTTGTAACCCTTTCATGTTGCCGCCATACGCTTTTGCCAGCGCGTCGGACACTTCGCCCAATGACTTACCAGAGCCAATGGCAATGTCCTGTGCCAATGTCAACGCTTCGGTAGCGGTCGCTACGTCTTTAGTGCCCGTGACAAGCACCGCCAACGCTGGGCGCAATTCACTATCTGCCGTACCAGTAGCCCTCGACATGCTGGCAATCATTTCCTCACTTGCAGCAACTTGCGCTTTTGTTGCGCCCGTGACGTTTTCTAACGTAAGCGCCAACTGCGCCTGTTGAGCTTCATCCTCTGCGGCAGCTTTAACAGCCAACGTCAACGCTGCAGTAACCGCACCCAACGCGGCTGCGGCTGGCACGGCCGCTTTCTTAATTAAAAAATGTGCTTTTTCGCCGGCTGTTTCTAACTGTTTAAAATCCTTGATAGCACGGTCAAGTGCCTTGCCGTCGTACTCCGCGATAATTGGAATAGACAGCATTACAGCTCTTTTCTCACTACTGCTGCGGTGTCTAAAATCATCTTTTTCATTGGTTCTTCAATCGCTTTCCGCGCTTTATAAACGGCTGGCCCGATAAGTCGAGTGCGCCCAGCACCTACAAACCCTAACCCATCGCCAAGTTTGTTTGCGTTTGCTCGACCAGCGGTCTCAAAAATTGCGGTGGCTGGGTCTTTTTGCTCAATCAGAATTACGCCTACAGCGTTGCGCCGTGTGTCAATGCGTAACTTGACACCGTTTTTGGCTTTAGCAACAGTAAACGGGAACAGTTTGCGGCCGTTGCTTGACCAGTTGTATTTCATGCCTGACAATGGCAAATCGGTGTAAACGTTTTTTGCGGCTGCAATCGCTGGTGCTGCAATTTCGTTGGCTTGCGCTCTAAAATCTTTTTGCAGTTGTGGGTCAATTTTGCGTAACGCGTTAATCGTGTCCTTGACCCCAACAACAGTGATAGTGGTACTGACCGACATTGTTTACCTCTGGTTACGCGTTTCTAATATCGTAATCACAGTTGTTAAGTCGCGTGTGTCAAACTCAATTTGCGTTGGCCACCACCCTACTGCCACCAGCATTTGTGCTAGTTGGTGTCGGTAAGTGCCAACGCCGTAGGGTTTGGGTTTGTCTCGTCAATAGATGTTAAATCCATGTCAGGATGTTGTTTAACCCATTCACGCCAGTTGTCTGGCACTGGGTCGCCAGCGAGTTTGCACAAGTGATATGCCCAACAAGCCAAATCGCTGTAGCCAATACCTTTACCGTCTGACACTTTGCGGTTCTCGGTTTTTTCCCATTCACATACCACAAACATATTTGTGGTCATAATGCGTTTGCCGCGACCGTCTTGTAAATCCAATTCCAATTTAACTTTCATCATGCCTCTTTCGTGTCGGGCCGTTATCGGCTCTGATTATGCTGTTGCGACGCTGTAAACCCCACCCTGAAACGTGATGCCGCCGCACACGTCGAGCGCGCCCAACGATGACACGACGAGAGGTAAGGTGCCCATAAACGCACCGGTCAGTGTGTGTTCTGGATTGGTTGCCGATGTTGCGGCGCTGGTTGGTTTGATTTTTACGGTCACGGCTGTGCCAACAAGCGCTTTAAGAGTGGCATAAGTGCTGGAAGCCGCATACGAGTTGTAGAGGTCAACGACCAACGACGAATTTTCCAAACCGCCAACAAATGTGCGTGCCGTATTTGACATATTGGTTGACTCCAACGCATCAAACGTGCGCGTGAGATTTGCGCTCGAACATTCGCCCGTGAGGTCAACTGCGTTAATTGTGACTACCGCATTAGATAGGTAGGTTGATGTGCTTGCCATGTGGGTTACTCCTCGTTTGTGTCTGTAATAGTTTTATCAGATTTGGTGGCTTTAGATGTGGATTTAATAAAACCGCCGTCAATGAGCGCCTGCACGTTTATGCCGTTATCTGGCACAAACTCTGTGCCTACTTCGCCTACGGCCTCGTGAGTAATGGTGTATTTCATGCGGTTTGTGCCTGAATGTTCATAGTCAAATCGTAACACGGGAATGATGCGCCACCGATTTCTAATGTGCCAGGTTGACCAGACAGTATTGCTACGCCAGCCGCTAAAACGGTTGCTGTGATGGCAAGGATGTCGCGCAACACTGGCAACCCTGCCGGGCCTGACCCAACAATTTTGATTGGGAATTGCATTGTCACAATGTTGCCGTTGCCACCAAATGTAGTAAAACTAGGCGCTTGTAAAAACACGCAATTAGGCACAAGTTTGGTGGGGTCAGTTACCACACGCAAACCGCTAACGGCTGTCAACGTGGCGCTGATGTCGTCTATGGCCTCGTTAAATAAATCGGTGTAAGCCATTAAGCAACCGCTGGTCGAGGGATGCCCAACAATTGCTTAACTATCGGTGTCAACGACTGCTGCGTTGGCGTGCCCATAGTGTCAAACGCTGCGTAAGCCGTTTCTATTGACCCTCGACTACGCCACAGAGCTGCACCGTACATGAGCGTTCCTAGCGTGACATCTGTGCCGGGCGATGTGCTTAACCCGTCGTGATATGAAGACTCTTGACGGCGACGATAACAAAACACGTTTGCCGCGTTTGTTGCTTGTGTTGCCAACGTATAGTCATCTGACGGATTGCTGATAGTTACACCCAAATATGTCACCAAATCTGAAACGGTAATCCACGTACATAATTGCGTGTAAGTGACCGTGCCAGCATAAGTAACTACATACTCAACGTTGCTACCAGTTGCCGCATAAATGATTTGATTGGCGCGCGGCACGTTTACATCAAATTGAAATTCGCCTGTTGTTGAGTCAACACCCGTAAATTCGTATTGAGGTAAATCCAACACTTTAAATGTGCCGTTAAACGGTGATGCTAAACCAGTAACCGTAATGTTTTCACCCAACGCAATATCGGTTGGTTCTAACGTGCTAATGCACGCGTAGTTAGAAATCAGTTGTTTACTGGCCGTTGTGTAAGTTGACATGGCGGTTAAGCCGCCTCTCGACTAGGCCTGTGTGATTTTTTGTATCATGTTGGCATTTGCCTTGAATGTGCAGAAATAGCCGTGTGTGCTAATTCCACGAGTCAAGGTGCTTGGATTGTCAACAGACAAAATGCCTTTTTGTTCCTCGTAAATCTCGAAACCGATGTCTTTCATGATGACCATTGTCTTTGTAGCAAAGTTGTTATCAACAACCATTTGCAAACCAAGTGGGCCAGTGTTAGTCCATGATGTCACCGATGCTTGACCAAGTGTGTTTTGACCAGCAAGGCCCGGGCCATTGACGTAACCGAAAATTGGTCGGCCAGCGGTGTCGACGAGCTGTTGAACGGCGCCCCATGTGTCTGGGCTAACAAACATGTGCGTTGGCAAATAATTTGTTGCGTTCAGTGTGACGATTGCTGCGTCGTAGATTGACTTCAACAAGTCGGTCACTGACAAATCCCACACGCCTGCCGATGTTGCAGCGGTCAACAAGTTGTCTGCTGCTTCGTTGTCGGTGGCCACCATGTATTCGCCCAGCATGTCTGAAATTACGATTTGGAGGGCGGCGGGGTCTGTGAAATCGATTGTCTGGTAACTGATGTTTTGGTATGCAGCAAACGTCTTTTTTGTGACAGTGTTGTTTGCAACAACCATTGTGGTTGCTGATGCTGCCGAGCCTTCAGTTTGTGCCGCTGCACTTGTGTGCGTTGTGATTGTTGGGCGGTTAAACGTTGCTGACGGTGTTGACGGCATAGCGCGTGCGCCCAATGCGTTTACAACTGGTCGCATGAAATTGAGGTCTTGGAATACTGGACCGAGTTCAACTTGGGTCAAGAGGCCCGGCACGCTGGTAAGAAATTCGTCGCCAGCTGCGGCTTTAACTGTTGGCACTTTGTGATAGTCGTTGTAATCCTTGAAATTTTGTTGTGCTTTCACCCATGCGTCACCACCGACGTGGAATGATGCGATGTAATCCCAACGTGACATTAAACGTGGTTCACGCTTCACTGATGCGGTGATTGGTTCTGTTGGAATGATTACTTCTGGTGCTGCTACTTCGCTCATGGTGTCCTGCTCCTGTGTAGGTTCTGTTTCTATAATACTTATTTCTTGGTCGTCTTGGTGGATACTCGCCGCCACTTGTGTGATGACGCTGCCCTCAAATGCTGGTTGGCTGACCAGCGACAATTCTTGCCATTTTGCTGACTCGATGACCATTACGCCGTTGTCGTCGTGCCATTTAATTGGCTGTACGCCAACGCTCACCGCGTCAATAGTGCCGTCGCTAGCCAAAATCATGGCTTCATCGCCCAAACGGGTTGCCGACACTTTGGCCACAAATAGCATTGCGTCTGGCGTGTCAAGGCGTTCGGTGACTTGGCCAATGATTTGGGTTGAGTCGTGCTGCATGTAAAGCTTCGGGTTTTTGCCGTCGGCTGACAATGAGCCGGCCATAAATCGCACTTGTGTGCCGTCGGAAACTGTGGCGGTTTTGCCGTACTCGACTGCTACGCCAGAAATTTGGCGACGTGGCGCGTCGCCTGCGGCTGCGTCAACGGTAAATGTGGTTTCTGGTATAAGTCTAATCATGACGGTGATGTTACTCCCATTGGGCTAGTTACTTCTGGCATTTGTGTTTGGTTGTATTCGGTGGAGAGATAATCCTCATAATCGAATTCAACAAAAGTACCATTTGGCAAAATGTTGTTCATGCTCAATGTTGAGGTGATGCACTCGGCGTATGCTTTTGCGCCAAATGTCCACAAGTCGGCGCGCGCACCGTCATTTGACACATAACTGTAACTTCCTACGTCACATCCAACAAGGTAAAAAGGCACGTTACAAATTCGTGCCATTTCTTTGGCTTGGAATTCGGCAGAGTCAATTAACAGCATTTTGTCTGGGCTGGTTGCTGTTTCGGTGTATGTCAAATATTCGTTTAGTGCGGCCGTTTGATTGGTGGCGCGTGCAGCGTTAAACGCGCTTGCTAAATCGGCTAATTCTTGACCCGATAGAGGTTCGCCACCTGTCTGTTTTAGTACTCCGGCTGGGATGCTTGATGCGCTGTTGCGGTAGCGTGCCGCTTCAAGTTTGAGAGCTGTGCCAACTGATTGCGTTGACATTGACGTGATGCCTTGTATCGGCGACAAAAATTGCACAACATTATTTGGGTCTAACTGGTTGCCATTAAAATAGATTTCTTTTGACGGCCCAAACCACACCGGGCCAACCATGTCAGTTGTTGAAATTGACCCCATTGGCAAACGTTGAAATGATGCCGGATAACCGTCGGCGGTGCGTGATGTGATGTACCACATGGCTCGACCGTAAAAAAACAAATCGTCAAATGTCCACGACAAAATAAAGTTGTTTGGCACGGCTGGGTCAATGCGACGCAACCAACTGCGTGGCGCAATATGTATTTGCATCATTTCTTCGTCTAATTCGTTCCAAACTTCGTTATACATTTGCAAACTTAAACAGCCGATAACTGATGCAATTAAGTCGCGCGCACGGCTAATTGTTGGCACGCTCATACAACGATTGCGTGCTTCGCCTTCCGTAAAATTGTAATACGACGCTAACGCTTGGCTTACAGCGCCGCCAGACGCGGCCGCTTTTGCTGGCGGTGGTGATACTGCCGCTTTGGTAATTACACGATTAAAAATGGCCATGTTTCTAGTGTGTCACAATCTGCGCGGTTTGTGGTGGCATCGAGGCGGTTTGCAGTGCGGTATCCCGACGATAGGCAGGCCAACGCCCCGATGCCAACATAAGCGTAGTGCCTATACAACTACGAGCATTGGTTTGCCAGATGATGTTGGGCGACTCGTTAACGCTGCCGCCCACACCATGCATCGTGCCAGCTCGATAGGGCCGGGCGACCGTTGGCTAGATAGTGCAATGCTGTTTTGTGAGCGAACAGCAACCGCACGGCTGACGTGTTCGGCTAGTTGTGTTGAGCCGTCGTGCCACAACAGTTTTTCGTTAATCATGTTTTTTACTGACGGCGTAAATTTAAGTATTTCGCCGTAGCCAACGATGATGCGTCGGCGTTCTAGGGATAGCGGCCAGTGGTTATCTACGGTCGGTGTGATAGCGAATTTAATTGTGGGGTTGGCGCATAGGCGCTCGACGTGGCTTAACATTTCGCTGAACGTGTCCGCCACAAACTCGACGCTGGCTACGGTGCGTCGGTCTGGTAGCGCTACACATCTGACCGCAAAATACCGTGTGTCATCCAAACTGGTTTCTATGGCTACCGTTCCGCCGTCTGGCATTTCGCCGTCGTATTCGAGCGCTGGCCATTGACCCGGTTGTATCCACGATTTATCTGACGCAACCCACAAGTTACAACTAGCCCGTAAAAACGATGCACGGTCAGGGTTTTCCGACTCGGCTTGTAACGTAGCGGCCGTCAATGTGATGCCCAATGCAGGGTTGCCATACGCCCACGCCTCTGGGGTCATCGGGTTAATGTCTGGCGGTGGCGACCATTCGGCAAAATAAAACGCTGCGTTTTTACCTGTGTCAATGGCACGCAAACCCTGCTCACGCCAACGCAACATAGCCGTACTGGCCTCTGTACCAGCGGTTGACCACATGCTTAACAACGGTGACACTTGGGCACGTTGAGCCGGCAACAAACCGCCGTCAATCACTTCGCGCGTAATATCCCACATCTCATCGGCAACCACCAAACTTGGGCTAGTACCGTGACCCACAGAATTATTGGCGGCACGCACAAGCCAAGTAGAGCCGTCTGGCATTGTCACTCGATTACGCCCATACGACTTCATCAGTGTTGCGCCAAACCGCTTTTCCAACACTGGCGACAACTCATCAAACAACATCACCGCCAAATCCAAGCGGTGAGCGGTAGATAACACAGTCTGTTTCTTGCCACGTATCTTTGGCATCTCTGTAAGCCACCAACCAACCAATGCCATAAGAGCTGTTGTCTTACCGCACTGCCGCGCCGTAGAAACAAGACTGACCCGGTTAACTAACTCAAAATTTGCGTCATAAAGTAACTGACCGTCAAGCGCGGTGTACTGCCAATCCATTAACTCCACGCCCATGTACTCCCTGCACCATTCCCTAACATTTGGCGCGAATGAACCCACGTGGTCTGGCCTCGAAGTTTCCAATCTTGGCTGTGCGTGGCCAGTTACCGCCAATCCTGGCTGGTTAGGGCTGGTTGGGATAGACAAGACTTGGGTCGGGGACAATTCTGTTCGCGTATAAAAAAACGGTTTTGATTTTTTTATTTCAATTCCGTTATCG